CGCCAAAAGGACCAGATTGAGCAAAGCGGTCTGAAAAAGCGGCCGGGCGGCGGACTCGCATCGCCCCCGGCCTGACAGGAGACGCCGGTTTTTGGGACCAGCAACGGACTTTGGTTCCGCGACCCTGCATGGATATTGATAGCCCGATGTGTCTATCGGAAGGTTTGAAAAACAAATATTCGCACAATTATTATTAAATTTTGAGCGAGGTAATCTGTTTGCACGGTGGCTGAATGCCGGTTACAGTCTTGCCTGACCGGTGGAGTTTTGCGTTTTGGAACCGAGTGGGCGACGGTAACAGGACATCCCCGTCAGTCTTTTCATTTCTCCGCCTGCCTCCTCACTTTCCGCTTGAGCCTTTGTGCAACTTGCACTAACGTCGGCCGCACTTTCGGGCAATGAAGCCCGGTGAGCGACAGGATTCGGTATGGCAAAAGCAGTAATCTTTGACATCGACGGCACTCTCTCAGACGTAACTCATCGGCTACATCACATCACGGGCAATCACAAGAACTACGACGCCTTCTTCGCCGAGGTCGGCAACGATCCGGTCATCGAACCCGTCTGCGAACTGGCCCGCGTCCTTGCACGGCAGGGATACAAACTGATCCTCGTCTCCGGGCGTTCGGACGTCGTGCGCGGGGAGACCGTGGAATGGCTTGGCAAGCATGATGTGCCGCACGACGAACTTCATATGCGAAAGGACGGCGATTACCGTCAGGACTTCATCATCAAGTCGGAAATCCTCGACGCTCTTCTGGCCGAGGGGAATGAAATCGCATTCGTTGTGGATGACCGCCCGAGCGTCGTGGCCATGTGGCGGGAGCGAGGACTGACCTGCCTGCAATGCCGCGACTGGGAAGAATCCCCGCCCCATGAGAAAGGCTTGTTGACCATCATGGTCGGGCCATCTGGCGCCGGAAAATCAACCTGGCTCGCGGGCGACGGCGCAAAGGGCAAAGACATACATCCTTCCCATGTCGTGAGCAGCGACCAAATTCGAGCCGACCTGTGCGGTGACTTCCGGGACCAGACAAGGAACGACGAAGTGTTCGCCGCCCTGCATGCCGTCGTGAAGGCACGGGTGTCGAACGGCCTCCCCACCGTCGTGGACGCAACGAACCTGAGACGCAAAGATCGTCTTGCAGTGGCCGCGCTGAATGGCGGCGGGCCGGTTCGGTATGTCGTGATCGACCGGCCGATGCCGGACAAGGCGCGGGATGCCGGGTGGCGAGCGAGTCTGCCCTTCGACTTGCTGGCGAAACATCAGCAGACGTTCAACAGCCAGATCAAAGACATCCTTAAAGGCGACGGCCTGCCAAATGTGAGCGTCGTTGACTTGCGGGGGGCGTTATGAGGCATCCCGCGCGGACGATGCCGTTTGACCAACTTTGGGACGGTCTGCAAAAGGCGGTCGCCGACAAACGCGTGAAGGAGAATGTCGGGCAGGACGGACTGCGACTGTACTGTTACTCGGAATCCACGGTCTACGAACGGGCGTGGGACGACGTGACCATGCTCGCGCGCGGCGTCATCCTCGACCCTGTCGCCAAGCGGGTCGTGGCCACGCCGTTCCCCAAATTCTTCAACGTGGGCGAGCGACTGGATTCCGTTCCTGATCTACACTTTGAGACGTTCGAGAAACTCGATGGCAGCCTCATCATATTGTTCCACCACAACGGAGAGTGGCGGTGCGCGACCAAGGGCAGCCTTGGTTCGGATCAAGCCAAATGGGCGATGAAGTGGATCGTGGGGCATGATCTTTCGGTTCTGGACAGGGACACCACTTATCTCGCCGAGGCGATCTACCCGGAAAACCGCATCGTCGTCCATTATGCGGACAGCGGGTTGTTCCTGCTCGCCGCATACCATGGCGACGGGTCGGAGATGAATTACGCCGACCTGCGGGAGACAGGGGAACGTCTCGGCTGGGCGGTGGCCAAAAGGCATGGCTACGAATCAATTTCAGAACTGCTTGCCTTGGCAAAGACGCTCCCCCCTTCCAAGGAGGGCTTCGTGCTGCGGTTCGCCAACGGTCTTCGGCTAAAGGTCAAGGGCGACGAATATTGCCGCATTCACCGGCTCGTGTCCGGCCTGAGCCCGCTGGCCATGTGGGAGGCCATGCAGGCGGGCGACGATTTGAATGTCCTTCGCCGTCAGTTGCCCGAAGAGTTCTGGAGTGACTTCGATCTCATAACCGCCATCCTGCGACAGCAAGCGGATGATCTGATTGAGGCCGTCTCCATCGAGGCAGTGGCGGTTTCCCATCTGTCCGACAAGGAGGTTGGTCTTCGATTGGCTGAGTTTCCCGACGACGTGAGAAGGTTCATTTTTCCCTTCCGCAAGACCGGCGGTGATTTGCTGTCAGGCCGCACGAAGGATCTGGTGTACCGCAGCATTCGGCCTGATGGAAACCGTTTGGCGGGTTACGTTCCGTCGAGCGCAATGAGCCGTGTATTCGAGTCAGCCATATGACCCCCGCCGAGCTTCGCCGCATCTGCGACTCCCTGAACGACGAACGCGAAACTGGCGGGCAATCAGAACTGGCGAGACAGTTGGGCTGGGATAGCTCCACCATCCGCCGGAAGCTGGCGGGCAAATCAATAATCACCCGTTCGGACGCCTTGGCGATCCGGGCGGTAACGAAGGAGGATAGAAACGTGAAATGAAGCATTATGCGGGAGACAGGACGCCGGACGGCTGCGAAGTGATGGTGCTGGACATGAACCACGAAGGCGGCGGGTACATCCTTGATCCCCGTAACGACCTCCGCAACCACAGTCCCGACGGATTCAACTGGGGTTACAGCGGATCTGGAGCATCGCAACTCTCGCTGGCCATTCTTGCTGACGTTCTCGAAGATGACTCCCTCGCCAACAAACTGCACATCGACTTCAAGAACAAGGTCATCGCCCGTCTTGATGCCGACCGCTGGACAATTTCCGAAGAAGACGTGCGGTTGGCCGTTGCGGATCTGGCAGCGGCGAGGAAGCGGTGAGCATGCTTGAGGCAACCGCAGGCAAATCGCTGACGGTCTTCGCCCTTGGCTTTGCCATTGCCGCCCATCGCGGACAAACGCGAAAATACACGGGCGAGGCGTATGTCGTCCATTGTTCCAATGTGGGGAGGATCGTCGCAGAACACACGAACGATCAGGAAATGATCGCGGCGGCACTGTTGCATGACGTTCTCGAAGACACCAACCTGACCGGGGAGGAACTGCGCGGCATCTTTGGGGATCGCGTCACGGACCTTGTGCTGGAAGTGACGGATGTCTCCCACCCGAGGGACGGCAACCGGGAAAAGAGGAAGGCACTCGACCGCGAGCATCTGGCCCGGTCGTCGCCCGAGGGGGCAACGATCAAGCTGGCCGACACGATCGACAACACGGAAAGCATCGCCATCCACGATCCGAACTTCGCCCGCGTGTACCTGGGAGAGATGGACAAGGTGTTGCCGTTGCTGCGGCACGGGGACGCGCGGTTGTGGGATCGGGCAGAGCGAACGCTTCAGATGGCTCAGGAAAAACTGATTCATCACGAGCTGGCTGGTTCGCGGGCGGTCAGCCAATGACCGGGCGTTACTTCTTCGAGGGCAAGAACGCTCACCACGCCATGTGCATGGGGATCGACCACGGGATGACCTTTGAAATCGTCGTTGACGGCGAAGTTCGGATTGTCAAGCCGGAGCATTGGATGCTCCAGCGGATGGACCTTTGCGCGCGGTTTAGGTTTTACGTTCACACCGACAGCTTGGGCCTGATTGAGCCACGGGTGGGGGATGTGTGTGTGGCTTGGTATCGGGTAGATGAGAAGCATCTCACCACGTTTCTTCATTGGGAAAGCAGAACGCAAAGAAAGCGTTTCATCAAGATCATCCAGCGCAACGGCATCGCCTTCATGTGGCCCGAGGTTGAGCAATGACCCCACAACGCATCCAACGGAAGCGAACCAAAGGCTGGAAGATGCCGCAGAATACTGTCTGCGTCACGCGGGGTACTCGATGGGGGAACCCTTTCAAAGTGGAGGTGTTCGGCCGCGAACTGGCGATCCGTCTCTTTCGCAACACCTTGCGCGGCATCTGGAACCCGTCGATCCTGAAGCACCTCGATGACGCTCTTTGCGGCGAAGCATACCGGCTGTACCATGGGTTCATGGAAAGAATCGGGAACCATCCCCTGGAGCATGTCGCTGAGCTACGGGGGAAGAACCTCGCCTGCTGGTGTCCGTTGGAAGATGGTGACGGAAATCGCGTGCCGTGCCACGCGGATGTTTTGCTGGAACTGGCCAACGCCGGGGAAGACGAATGACCCCACTCCTCTACGTCTTCGCCGCCTGTATAGCCGTCGATGGTGACACGATCAAATGCGACGGGGGACGGGGCCGCTTGGCGAGGATTGATTCCGTTGAACGCGGGGAACCTGGCTTCCAGGAGGCCAAGGATCACATGGCCCTGCTCATCCGGGGCAAGGAGGTGCGGTGCCTTGTGAAACGTCGTGAGAAGTACGGTCGGCTTTTGGGTGAATGCTCTATGTCCGGCGTGCCTTCATTGAGCGATGAAATCGCTCGCCTCGGGGCTGGCTGAACGGTATCGGGAAAATAGAAGAGCAGCCGCCATGACGTGTTTGAGTGAGCGGCAGAACGCGGTCAAATTACCTGAGGTTATCCAAAGAGCCGGTTTGTGAAGGCAATTCTTCCGCGTCTCGCATGAGAATGTCTTGGGCGATCCTAATTGCTGCGTCAGTCGCATTGGGGTTCCCCACCGCAAAGCAAAGCAAAAACAAAGGCGAGCCTCTGGTGTTGCGCAGGGTGTATGGGTTCCGGGCAACGCCGGCAAAAATCGTCGCCAGGCGCCGGTTGAAGTATTCCCCAATGAGATCCATGTCGGCCACTTTTTCTCGCTCGTCCGGAGCCGGGTCGAACAGCCCGCCACTGATCTTGGGAAAGAACACGTCATACCATTCCGGTTCCCCGAACATGATGTCCAAGCGGCGCCGCCACCCCGCGGGAATGTTCCCGTCCCGCTTGAGGAGGCGGTTCACGGCGCTGACCGGGAAGAGAATCCAAGTGTCGATTGCCTTTGTGTCGGCAACCGCCTTGAGGGTGTCCCATGTGACCTGCAATCCAAAGGGGTCCAAAAACAAGACCGCCCGCCGCGATTGCCAGGAGCCGCCGCAAAGCTGCTGAAGATAGGTGTTCGCGTCCTCGGTTTCGATGGAGATGCGATCACGCTTCGATGGAAACTCGCTCTTGAGTTTTTCCAATTCGACGGCCTTCTGGGGAGACTTTTCAATGAAGATATATTTGTGGAACGGCGGCCAGATGTCGAGCGCGATGCGAGCTGATCCGTCAAGAAAGGCAGCCACATCCGGTACGTCCTCGGCCGGATAGAGACTCGCTCCTTCGTCGGCTTCAGGCGCTTTGAGTTCGTGGTAGCCGGTGCCCGCGAAGCCGTCGATGTAGTCGAACTGAAAGGGGCGGTCTCTGAGAATTTGAGTGTACGCCCCGAGGTATTTCCGCACCCGGACAAGCTTGTCCTGGGTCCAGCTTTTGTCCCCGAACTGCTGCAATGACGAGATCAAGGCGAGTCTCCCTGAACGCGGAAATCAGATCAGATTCAATTCAAATCGTTGAAGTTGATCGAGTCGAACACGAGTCTCGGAAATACTATGCGGACTGGCGGGAGGAATGGCGTCGTGCGTGCGGCCATCCAAGATGCGTCCCGTCAAACTCTTTCTCACGCCGCCCCATTGTTTGAAGAAAAAGTCAACTCCGGCGGCTTCGCACTGATCGCGAAGGCTGCGAACCCAATCCTCACGCATCGGTCTCGCGCCATTCCCGCTTTCCCCGCCGACAATGACCCATGAAATTCCGGTCAGGTCAATCTCGCCAAGGTCTTCAAGCAACGGTTCGACCGACAAGAAGCGAACGGTGGCGGGTGTGTCACGAAGGTGATCTATCCGGGGCAGGCCGTGCTTCCGATTTTCCACGCTCACCCCCCACCAAACATGTGGTTCGGCGGCTAGGTCGCTGAGTTGCGAGTTCAAAAGGTCTCGCAGCCGCTCTGATCGCTTCGTCAGGACTTGGTAGGTGTGCCAGTTAGCGACCTGCATGATTTTCGCGACTTTGCCGATGTATTCATCAGGAACATCCTTGTGGAACAGGTCGCTCATAGAGTTGACAAAAACCATCTTGGATTTTGTCCAGCGAAGCGGTTCGCCGAGTTTTTCGGGAACAAGCCGAAGATCAAAGCCTTGTCCGTACGGATGGTTCGGGACGCCCCGGAATCGCTCGGCAAAGGTGGAGGCATAGCAGAACTTGCAGCCTGGGCTGATTTTATCGCAACCTCTGACGGGGTTCCATGTCGCATCCGTCCATTCGATCTTGGACTTGTCGCTCATGGCCGTCCTCCTGCTTGTGAACTTTTGTTCAACTTAGCGGGTTTTTCCTTCCGTGCCAATTACTTTCTTCACCGTCGGCTGTCGCAGCTCACATCGCGTTGGGGTATGCAGTCGAATGACGCCTCAACGCGATGTGAGCGGAGACAGACGGCGGTTCTTTACCCTTCACCAGAGGCGAGAGCAGACACGGAGCGTTGGGGGTTATCTTCCTAACTCCATCACCCCCATCAGCACCACGCACCCCAGCGTCACGGCCAGCACAGTGGCGAATCCCCCATCCGAAGGCATGGCTTTGCCATTGAACTGATTCAATCCCTTCAGCACCCTCATCTTCTCGCTTTGGACCAGGCGGCGGTTGTAGTTGTTCAGGCGGGGTCCGATGGTCATTGCGTGGCCCATTCCGAGAGGGCTTTGTGACGGGCCGCGCACGCCCGGTACATGGCGGCGTCATCCACGCAGACTTGCAAAAGCTCTCCCAGGTCAGCGATGGCCACCGTCGTCAATTCGGGGCATTCAGCGGTCAGGTTGGCCGGCGGCTTTGCCCGTGCGGGCGGAATTGAAGAGTGACAGGCCTGAAGCAGGCAAAGGGCAGCGATAGGAAGCATTGCGGGTTTCACGGGTCATCCTCCCTTGGAGATCGCGGTTTTCCTTGCTCTGGCGGGCAAGCTCCAGCTCCAGAGCGGACGAGTAATCGTTGGCCTTGGCGATGTCGGCGGCCTGGCGTTCCAGTGCCGCCTGCACGGCTTTCTTCTCGGAGGCATCCCATCTCCACCCCTGCACGGTCCAGCCCGTTCCGAACGCGGCGACGGCCACGGCGAGGAGGAGGTAATTAGTGGGGATCGCAGGAATCATTTTTGCCGACCCATTGCTTGGCGAGTTCGTAGAGTTTGGTCTTCAGCCACTTCACGCCGGGCAGGTCGAAAACCAGCACGACGAGGAGTGAGAGGCCGATGGTAGCCCAGTCGATTTGTTCGCGCAACACCATGTATCCCACAAGCGCGTAACCGGCGAGATGACGGATATTGCGGCCGTATTTCACGAAAGGAACAGCCGACGCTCGGCCTCCCTGCGTTTCGTCAGCCCCTCAAGCTCTTTCCCCCCGGCCTTGTTCCACATGAGCAGACGGTCGGCGAACTCGGCGTACTGGCCGCGATTGAGGCAGTTGAGCGTTTTGGTGCCGACGAGTTTTTGGGCGCCAACATTAAACACAAACGAGGTCATTGCGGAGAACTGATTTTCATTCAATGCCACACGGACAATACGGCTGACGCCTTGCTCGGCAATGGCCACGTCCCGTTCCAGGAACATCTCGGCGGTGGCCTCGCTGATCGGGCCCATGTCCATGCGGACGCCGGTGGTGTGGCCATGTCCGATTGTGGGAATTCCCGCCGCGTCAAGGTACGGCTTCAGGCTCAGCCCCTCGGCGTCCCTGATGATCTCTAGTCCCACCTCGTTGCATCTCATTGGCCGCCCCTCATGATGTTGAAGATCATCTGCGGCATCTGGTCGAGCTTGGCATCCACGGCCTCGATCTTGGAGTGAACGCGGTCGAGGGTGTGCTGCATCTTGCTTTCCAGGGTGCGGGTGTCGTCCTTGGTGGTGTAATTCTCGGAGACGTGGGCGCGGAGCCGGGCGATGTCCACCTGGTTCTCCTTGCCGATGTCGATGGCCTTGGACGAACGGCCGTTGATGTAG